CAATTACTTTCTAGGGGTCTTTGACCCTAGGACGGTGGTCGCCGTCTGTCCCTCACATCGGAACTTTTGTGTAAGTCAGTCTGTCTCATTCTGTGTAACTAAAAGGCCTCGATGTACTAGGAATACTTCACAGTTTGAATGCGTGATTTGCAGGATTGCAGTCCGAGTTACGCCGCCTCGAGCGGCACGGGAATTACAGTTTTGCTGAGACCACTTTTTATTATCATGACTACCCCAGTTTGAACTCCATACGTTATCAACGTTTGGTTTCAACACTCCATATTTGGAGTACCCAACTTTACCCAATCTTGGGTATTTGCCCCACCTCTCATGGTGGCAGATGGGAGCACAGTGCTCCCATATTATATATTTGCGTATGTATATTTGTATATAGAAAAACAAAAGATACACGTATACTTCATCTTTGTGATGATTGTGTTTTGAACTCTAGTAGATAATACACGGTATAGTCCTTCAGTTAACGACGTTGTTGTTCGCTTAGATCTCCAAGGAAACCCAACCTCTAGTTGAGATTCTTTGTCGACCGCGTCAAACGCCTAGGAAAGAAAACCGTTGAGTTGAACGAGCTATCCACTCATAAGATTTGCATTGGTGTCTTGTAGCACATGAATTGTGGTTACTGGGAAGTTCCACAATCGCAACACTACACTAGGATTGAGTCCTCTGGGGCTTAAATCCAGGTATATAAGAAAAAAGAAAGTTCATTTCAATGTTGCATTTCAATGTAGTGAGTTTATTGTCAGTTTGATGAAAACCGAAAATGTAGAAACAGTGTCCCCTTTAATGGGTATAACCAACAGTCGAATTAGTTTACAATGGCACTCAAGAACTTCACCGACGCTAATACTTCCCCAGTCACGATTGAATCGCTTCGAGCCTCGCAAGACGCAACGTCCAACTTCTTTAAGTGGATCGTGTTGCAGCGACGCATTGATCGCATGAAAACCGCGAAAGAGCGTGTGTATCAGAAGCACACGACAAAGCCTAGCCACAAGACTAACAAGGTCTATATTTGTGGCACTGACGTGCACTTCACTATTCAGTGTGGTGCCGTCAACATTCCAGTTTGCGCGTCTCTTGATGAGACTATGCGCGAACTCTGTTACAGGTATCGAATCAACAGCGTGGACCATTGGTTCTCGCACCACGGAAAGCCTGTCCGTGAAGATATTGCTCTACGTGAGTATGCGCTACATGATGGTGCATTCATCACGATGAGCGTGCGTTTGTTGGGAGGCTCCGATGAACCTTACCGACTCTATACTCATGTTCGTGAGTGTGAAAAACAAGTGCTTCGTGAATATGGCATGTTTGAATTGCAGGCCAATTTCATGGACACGGCTGATGAACATGTTGTCTCCAGCATTGGAAAGATGTTGTCCACATTCCGTACTGGGTGTGACAAAAAACATGAATGGATGCTTGATCTCTTTGAGAGCTTCTTCCAAACTGTGTATTGGTTTCGCAAGTGCGAGACGTACACGGACTATGCTACCCTTATGGCGCTAGCATACAAACTACTGACAAAGAAGTCAGTATCAACTTCTGTCCTGAAAGTCATCCTTTCGGACAATGAACCAGAAGATGAGTTGCAAGGTCGATTTACAAACTACCTCCGTCAGGGGCGTGATCTATTCAACCATTGCAAGGGAATGACTGGAGAAAACAGTCTTTTCACTAGGATTCGCAAGGCCTATGCGTACCTCCTTGTCCAGGGATATTTGTCCCACTTTGGAAAGGAGATCGACTTTGAGGCTTTCAAGCGTCTCTCACAATCATACAAGTGTGATCTTCAGGATTCAGCATCAATGGCAATGCACATCTTTGACACGGCACTTGCCGTATGTGAGCGTTTGGATACGTTCCTGGAAACGGGCATGTGGCAAGCACTCATTCACGATGACGTTGCATATCTCGAGTGGCTCAAAGAAGCCGACCGTTTGATTGGTCTTGCACCTTTCACGGCCAACCTCAAGGTACACGGAACGAGCTATTTCGCTTTTATTTCCGACCTTCACGATTGTATCGAGAAGGGTGACGCCATATGTGCGTATACGCGTTCGATTGCCGGCGGTGCCGGCGCGAACATGAAGAAGAAACTCGACTCGATGAAACTTCTCAAGAACATTGAGTTGACACGCCGAGCTGCGCAACAAGAACGAGATGCCCCCGCGGGTATTCTCCTTTATGGTTTTTCAAGCGTTGCGAAGTCCACCATCTCTAAGATGATGTACTATTACTACGGCAAACTCCATCAGTTGGACGTTGATGATCATTATCGTTATGTTCGCAACCCCACTGATGAGTACTGGAGTGGATTTGACTCCAGCAAGTGGTGTATCCAATTGGACGACATTGCGTACGTCCTTCCGAAGAAAGCGTCTGAGGTGGATCCCACTCTCAAAGAGATGTTGAACGTGGTCAACAATGTTCCATACGTGCCTCCTCAGGCTGCGTTGGAAGACAAAGGCAAAACACCTGTTCGAGCAGAGTTGGTTATTGCCACATCCAATGTGATTGACCTCAACGCCTCCCACTACTTTCAGTGCCCAGTCGCCGTTCAACGGCGCTTACCTTTTGTTGTGGAAGTCGTCCCCAAGGATGATTATATCCACGAGAATGGGAAATTCATTGATCCAAAGAAACTTACTCCAATCACGGATTCTTATCCAGATTATTGGAAGTTCAAGGTGTATAAGCTGGTGCCCACTGAACTTGGTGATCGTATGATTGCCAAACCTGTATTCCAAAAGGAATATGATGATGTGAAACTCTTCCTCAAAAGTTTTGGAGAGTACACAGTTGAACACATCGAGAACCAAGCGAAATCACGAAAGTGTGATGAGATCATGCGTTCCATTGACGTGTGTAGGTTGTGCTTTATGCCTAGCAAAGAGTGCGACTGTGCACAAGGCGCAGTGAGTGCTGGTCTTGCAGCATATGCAGTGTCTGTCCTTTGGCAGATTTTTGCAAACATTATCGCAAATGTCCTCTGTTGGAGCGTTGTGTTATGGTTTACACGCTTCTATGGGGTGCGTATGGGTTTTCGCATGTTGGCGTCCTTGCTAGACGCATCGATTGAAATCAAACTTCTTGGTATTCTGGCCTCAGGCCGACACAAGAGTTTGAAGATCAGCGTGCGTCAAATGTTGACTTTTGGTCAAGCCATTTTGGTGACCTATGTTGGTTACAAGTTGGCAACGAGCACACACAAACATGTTATGGCTCGCTCTCAAAAGAAAGCACCTGAACCAGTCGTTGAGGAAGAGGACATCATAGTCACCGAAGTGACGGATGAACCCACGACGATTATGACGGAGGATGAACCACAAGAAGATGATGGTGACATTGAGCCCCAGGGCAATGTTTATGGCACCGTCGAATCTCAGCTCGCCAAGGAAGACTCACAGAATGTGTGGTACAACCCGACGGTTACATTGAACACGTTTGATGTGCCGTTGGCCAGCCGGAGTAGAGCGAATCTATCGCCAGCTGAGATCCGCGATCTCTTTGCGGCCAATTGTGTCCATTTGGACCTCACAGGTTGCGAGGGTGGTCGCATGAAATGTAGTGGTGTGTTCGTGTGTGGCCAATGGCTACTTTTGAACAACCACATCATTACACGTGTGCTGGGTGATCGAATCACGATGAAAATCACCACCATGACCCCTTCCCAGGGTGTCAATAGCAACGTCACGTACACATTCAACCGAGGAGATATCAAGCAGCTCGTTTTGAAGGATTATGTGTTGCTCCGAGTCAGGTGTTTACCGCCTTTCAAGGACATCACCAAGTTCTGGGCCAATACGAGTGTTGGTGTTTCCAAGGTAGTGTGTGTGCGTCGCATCGAAGATGGTACAGTCGAATATGTTGAGCAATTTCAGGCACAATATATGGATTCTTTTGAAATCACAGCTCTGAACCATCACATGCCCATTTACATGGCGAACAGTACAGTGCCCACGAAGAAAGGTGACTGTGGTTCGCTTGGTGTCGCTCAAACACCGCAAGGACCAATCGTTATTGGTATCCACACACTGGGGCACAACTACACAGCAGCGTACAATGTCCCTCTGAAGAGTGAGATTGAGAATCTCATCGGAGAGGACGTCGTTGTGAACGGTGGTGGTGAACCCCAGCTCACACTGCATGGCGAACCAGCTCTTACAGAGCCACACCATCGCAGTATGATCCGGTATCTACCGGAAGGCACACTCAAGTGCTATGGTAGCCTTATTGGTTTCCGTGCAAAGCCCAAAAGCAGTGTGTGCCCTACAGTTCTGTGTGCTGAAATGCAGGAACATTTTGATGTTGAGATTGCGCATGGAAAACCCGCTATGTCCGGGTACGAACCGTGGAAGTTGAACTTGGTCGAGATGATCAAGCCAGACGTGCCCATCCAGGAGGATGTGTTGTTTGCATGTGTTGAGGCTTTCACGCACGATATCATCCACGAGCTCAAGGAGTCTCATGGTGATGAGTGGAAGAAGGAACTGGTGTTTTTGTCACACCGCGCATCCGTCAACGGTTTGCCGGGTGTCAAATTCATTGATGGGGTGAACAAGAGTTCCTCGATGGGTCATCCCTGGAATACGACAAAGAAGCGTTTCCTCGTTTCTGATCCTGATGAGACGTACCCTGAGGGGGTTTCGTTCAAACCAGAGGTCATGGAGCGCGTGGAGCACATTGAAACTTGCTATCGCGAGGGACGTCGTTCTTATCCTGTCTTCAAGGGACATCTTAAAGATGAACCCACCAGTTTAGCAAAGGTTGCGAAGAAGAAAACTCGCGTGTTCACGGGAGCTCCAGTTGATTGGAGTCTCGTTGTTCGTTCGCGGTTACTCTCATTCGTGCGTCTGGTCCAGAAAAACAAATTTGTATTTGAAGCGGGGCCCGGTACTGTGTGTCAATCCCCCGAGTGGGGAGAGATTCGCAAATACCTGGTTACCTTTGGAGAGGACCAAATCATTGCAGGTGATTACGGAAAGTTTGACAAGCGTATGTCTTCAACATTCGTCTTGGCAGCATTCGAAATCATTCAGAAAGTGCATGCCGAAGCTGGTTTCACACCAGAAGAGGTGCGTGAATTGTGCTGCATTGCGCATGATACAGCTTTCCCTGTCACTGCATTCAATGGTGATCTATTGGAGTTCTTTGGGACCAATCCCTCTGGACATCCTCTCACAGTGATCATCAACTCACTCGCAAACAGCTTGTATATGAGGTATGTGTACACAGTGCTCAATCCTCAGAGAGAGTGTACTTCCTTCCGAAAGAACGTGCATCTCTTCACTTATGGTGACGACAACATCATGGGTGTGGCTCCACAATGTCCGTGGTTTTACCATGGTGCAATTCAGGAGCAATTGGCCAAGATTGGTGTGGAATACACTATGGCTGACAAGGAAGCTGAGAGCGTGCCCTACATCAACCTTAGTGATACGTCATTCCTCAAGCGGCGGTGGCGTTGGGATGAAGACGTGGGAGCATATTTGTGCCCCCTCGAGGTTGAATCCATCCACAAGTCTTTGACTATGTGGGTGCCATCAAAATCCATTGTTGAAGATGAACAGATGGTTGCTGTGATCAGTAGCGCCAACACTGAATTCTTCTTCTATGGCAAAGAAACTTTTGAGAAGCATCATACTTTCTTCAAGAGTATCCTTGAGCGAGAACCCTACAAACATTGGGTGAAGAAAGGGACCCTTCCGGGTTGGTCTGTCCTCCACGAGAGGTTTTGGAAGGGCTCCATCAAGCTCACATAAAAAGACCACCCAACTTGTATGTATTTGGCAGTTCATATGAGTCTATACATTTGTCAGGTAACACGAAAAAAGAGAATATATGTACAACAGTTGAAGCAGTCACTAAAAGTACTGCTCCTTCGTATGCGCGTCCGAGTGCGTGTGCGGAGAGTAATAAATCTCGTTTGTCATTGCAGGGTGACGATTCGGAAATGGACACAAAAGTGACTACTACGTTTCAAGAAGAATCCGTGGGCGACATACATTTAGCGGACAATGCGCATAATGTGGTTGCTCTCACCGACTCGACACCTGATTTGCAATTGGGCAGCTTTCTAGCACGCCCTGTTGCCATCGACTCCTTTTCATGGAGTACAACTGACCCTGTCGGAGTGACCCGCACTATCCTGCCCTGGAAACTTTTTCTGAATACAACCAGTGTGAAGAATAAGTTGAACAATTATGCTTTCTTGCGCGGGAAATTGCACATGAAGGTGGTTATCAATGCCACTCCATTTCAGTACGGATCGATGCGTGCCTGCTATTTCCCCCTCAAGGGGTTATCAGGTACTAATCGTATTCGCACTAACACAGTCACAGACACGGTACTGCGGGTTCCATACTCGCAACTTCCTGGTTGCTACATCAGTCCACAGACCAATGAGGGCGGCGAAATTGAAGCGCCCTTTCTATATCACAAGAACTGGCTTGACATCACGTTGGCCAATAACGTGGACAATATGGGCTCCCTGTCCTTCGTTACTTTTGCTCCGCTTAACATTGCTATTGCAACCGCACCCACTTCTATCACTGTGCGTACTGTCGCATGGATGTCGGATGTGGAATTGATGGGAGCTACGAGTGAACTCGCTCTACAAGGTGATGAATATGGACAAGGAAGTATTTCCAAACCGGCCACAGCTGTGGCCTCAGTTGCAGGCATGTTGTCTAAGGTGCCAATCATTGGCCCTTTTGCACGTGCTACGCACATAGGTGCGACAGCAGTTGCGAGTATAGCATCACTATTCGGATACACTAATCCTCCTGTCTTGGATGATGTGAAACCCGTGTATGTGATGTCTGCGCCGCAACTTGCCACAACCGAAATATCGGTACCATATCAGAAGTTAGCCTACGATCCAAAAGCAGAGCTCACCATTGACTCAAGCTTTCTGGGAGGTCCCAAAGAAGATGAATTATCAATCAACTATTTGAAGAAGAAAGAAACATTCTTTGGTGCCGCCAGTTGGGCAACAACTGACTCTGAAGCAACGCAACTCTTCAACGCGAAGGTGTCTCCTACCCTTCGGGGTGTGACCAACATCACCAATGCTGGTTCATCAACAGTGGGATACCGCCATTACAATACACCTCTAAGTCACATGGCTTATATGTTTAAGAATTGGCGGGGGAGTTTGCGCATTCGCATGGTGGTAGTAGCGTCCAAGTACCATAAGGGACGTATCAAGATTTCGTGGGATCCTGTGGGAGACATCACGTCAACCAACCCAGATTTGAATGTATGTTACAATCAGATCGTGGACATTGGAGACACTCACGACGTAGTTTTCGACATTCCATACCACCAGGCCAAAGCATGGCTACTTACTGATACTTCTGACTCATCTCAGGGATGGACAGCTGGAAGTACAAATGCTCCTGATGATGCTTATCATAATGGAGTACTCACGGCGCGTGTGTTCAATACACTAGAAGCGCCATCGGCCTCACCAGTTACACTGCTGTTCTACGTTAGTGGCGGCGACGATTTTGAGTATAACAACCCCAAGGGGGGTATTTCTTCGGGAATCGCATGCCCAACACCATCCTTCTTTGCTTTGCAGGGAGATGATGGTGATGAACATCAAGTTGGAACAAAGGCCAACACTGCAGATGATAGGTACCACCAAAATTTCGGTGAAGCCATTTTATCACTGCGAAAAGTTTTACATAGATCCAGTGTTGTGGATACGGTGCCGTTACCAAATGGCGCCACAAGTGCAACAAATCTATACCGCAAGGGTATCTTTAGGATCCCCTACACACCTGGTTTCTACACTAGTTCCTTCCCTACGACGGCCAACAAGGTCGTAGCAGCGGGTGGAACTGCCAACTATGCCTTCAACACGATGCACCCAATTCCATGGGTTATTTCAATGTTTCTAGGCACACGTGGTAGTGTCAATTATACACTGACTGTGAACAGTCCAAAGGTCGTTCCCGATGACATTCGTGTCACTCGAGCTTCCGATACAGGAGCAGTCACTCCCACAAACCGAATCATCACACTGGTAAACAATATTCCGGGAGGTGATTCGCTGTCGCGAAAGTGTTCTCGCCTCGGTCAGTTCTATTTCTCACGAGATGGTGCTGCCGGTATGGCGCTCACTTCTGCTAGGGCAGCACCCACCGTACAGTTTAATGTCCAAGATTATAATGGATGCAATTTTACGTTGGTCGATCCGGCGAATTATGTCGCTGGTTCTTCCACCGATGACACGGACGTTCAAGGTGCAATGGTCCAGATCAACATCGCCAACACAACGGCGACTGATGAGCTTGGCTATTCCACTGTAGTAACTAGTGCGGGCACGGGCGTGGATTTTACATGTTTTTACTTCATGTGTTGTCCAACCGTGGATAACCTTATTGGGGACCCCACGCCCACATAAAAGAAGTGTTGTAGTCACTTCTCTCACTGCGGTGAGTTTTACGTCAGAGATAATCTGGGGTTGTAGTACATCAAGAGTTTTTTAAGCACTTGGAGTCATTGACCCCAGTGCCGAATTTTTGCTCGATGGAATTACAACCTTTTGACCTTTGATGGAATTACA